ACTTCTCAAACAATGGCATTAGATGCACCATATCAGCTGGTGGGATCATAGGTAGTGTTTTCATTTTGTCCTCATTCAAGTTTCTTAATCTTCCATTCAATATTGGAATTCTGTATGGAGTCAATGTTTCTCACATATAGTTCCATGATTAAGATCACATTTTGATCAGCATCTCCAAAGGATGGAGAGTTAGCTTTTATATCGACGTAAGCAGATGGAAGATCAGGGTCACCAATAGTGTAACCGATGTCTCCTACAATACCTGCAGTGAATTGATACATAGCAGTATCAGAGTTAAATTCTTCAAAAGAAAGTCCTGTTACAACTTGATACGACTCTTGTAGAACGTAGTTTGGTGTATTAGGAATAGCCAGATCATCAGCTACAGGTATAGTTCCTGTTTGCTTAACAGAGATTATTGTGCTTCGAGCCAGTGATCTGGCAATACGAAGAAGGGATGAGTAGACTGCTCTATCCTTGATCCCCATTGGAATTGGTACAATAGTTCCCATTATCTTTCTCCTAGCTGCTTCATATCAATTTTCATTCCTGAGATTACAGGGTCAACTGAACCACTCATCTCAATTCTGATTGTGTGGAATCTACCCAACTGTCTGAAGTCAATCTTGTAGTCAGTTGCAGAAGCAAAGTTAGCAGGAGTGATTATAGACATATCAGGAGTTGCAGAAGACAATGAACCTTTGATCTTGCATTCGAAGTTTCCTTGTGCAGTAGGCCAGAGTCCATCAATCTCTTTTACTACTTCGATCATACCCAAATCCCTTGAGGAGAATTGAATCCACCCATTTGGTTCAAGAGTGTCCCGAGATAGGATATACAATCCACCGAGTGTCAAAGATCCGGGAACTACATTTCTTGAAGCAGCAACAATCTCTACGACACCATTAATCTCAGTCTCAATAATCTTAGATACGTTTGGAAGCGATCTACGATAGAAAGTCCCATCTGTGTAGTTATAGATCAATGCTCTTGTACAGCCCTTACTAGGCTCAATATCTGAAGCATCTTTATTTCTATAGCATGTCCATACCTCAGATCTTAGAGAGTCATGGAAGCAGAAGGTCAAAGCTCGGTCTGCTACTGAGATCGGGAGATCATCATACAAGCCTGAGATATTCTTATCCTCTGCAATGTCTTTCTTATCTGGTCCACCAGTATGGATATAAAGTCCGTATTGGCCTACAACGAAATGTTGGTTTGAACCGATGTCAACTGCGCAGTCAGCAGCTAGAATACCATCATCAAGGAAGGCAGTCTCACCTACAAGAAAGAGTGGATCACCTGCATCTTGCAATCTATAGACAGAGTCTGTCTTGTAGATCATCAGGAATTCACCAAGCTGTTTACCATCTACTACTTTTCCCGGTGTTTGGGTAAGGAAGTTGTTACCAGCTGTGTTAGTGAAAGATGCATACCACTGTAGATCAATGATAGAACCAATGTTAGTGACAGATGTTGACCATGCTACTTCAATTGGGGACTTAATATCATCAATTTCTGTTGGAGTGCCAAGGTCATTAGCTAGGTTCATAGCGATCAGTCGACCATTGTAAACACACATTCTCTTTGCTGTATAAGCTTGCATCACCTTTACTTCTCCTAATGCTGAAATGTCAGCGTTAGTCGAGGTGGCTGTGAAAACTGATCCTACTACAGCGTTGAGAGGTCCACCAACAGAAGACCAATCTTCTTGTGTAACTGTTGAGATGGAGTAGACTGTATGTACATCAATAGCAGTTAGATCTAAACCTATTGGCTCCCCAAAGAAATTAGGAAGTTGGTAGAAGTTCTCTCTATCAAATGAGTACATTGGAGGAGCTGTGACTGTGTTGAGTACAGCTACTTCGTTGAAGATAAATGAGTTAAATCCATACAGAGGCTCGTATGTGAAGTTATAGACAGTGCTACACAGGGATACAACTGCAGGATCTTGATTACCACCAGTGATGTAAACCTTACCTGCGTCAACAGCATTCAACCCTACTGTGAGTACATCAAGGTATTCGATACCAGCTTGTGTCCATTGTGTGATATAGACAGGGTTGATAGTTTCTGTATCGAACTCATATGGCTCTCCGTCTACTGCTAGTTGAAACAGTCTGAGCCTTAGATCATCTTCATCAAAAGTGTAGACGCCAGAGATAGCTCCATCGTCAGAGCGAAGGTTTAGACCATCATCAAAGTAAGTCAGGTCAAGGGATTCTTTGGGTTGATCTGTGATCAGACCTCCAAGCCCGAATTTTTGCAATGGTGCTATTGGCATCATTAGTCTCCTTATTTTTTCATGTTTGTGAAATATTGAATGATATTCTTACCAAATGCAGCTGAAATAGCAGCACCTATAGCAATACCATACCACTGTGGCATAAGAGCCAGAACGTTGAATCCATCTTCGATGAATCCTACAGCGCCGGGAATAAATGCTAGGAACAGTGGGATAGCAAGTAGGATAGTCCAGAACTCATCTTTCCATGATCTGGTTGACCCATCGGCCATCATCTTTTCCCATTCAATATCAGCTGTTAGTTTAGCGATCTGAACTTGAGCTTCAGCCGTAGCTCTAGCTTGTTCAAGTGTGATCCTACCTTCAGCGATAACTTCTTTTCGTTTCATATAAGAAGAACCGAGTTTAGCTATATGCTCAAAGATAGGAGTTAGAAATGCGAACCATCCCATGATGCTCCTCCTTTATATTGCGTCCCACTGAGTAACTCTTAGAGTGGGGTCGATTGTATGATTATCAGCGATGAAGATTTTCTTACTATCTTTTGATACTGCTATTCCCCTTGGGTCTATTGATGGAATTTTAACTAGATCCTGACTTGTTTTTACTGTACTCAGATCAATACCCGCTTCAACAGCTAGGTATCTTACACCTTCTGGAATGGCTAGTAGGATAGATGACTCTGCATAAGTCATAGTTAAACACTTTGCCCCACTGGCCACCTCTGTAATATCATATTCTGATTCGTAAATAGCAGTACTAATATCTTGGTTCTCGAATGTGTATTTAGTGATCTTATTATTATCTGTGAGAACTAGAAGAGTTGCTTTAGCTCTGTTTACAAAGATATCGAGGACTACACCATCTGGAGTAAACTCCTTCTTGTATTCAGTGTAGATGAAAGAGTTAAACGGATCAACAGAAGCTATGTCAGAAATCTGATAGTTTGTTCTAAGCTTAAATTGGTGTACAGCATTAGTATCTCTATCTGTGATAAAGAAGTCTCTACCGTCATCAGTGATGCAGCAGTTACCTGCATTGATAGCACCAAATGGGTCTTCATTAGGATCATAGTAGGATGTAACAGTTTCAGCATCTACCTTTGTGGATAAGTCATGAGATGTAGAAAGAGTGCTACGTAGTATTGCATCCTTACCTACTGTTGACTCTCTTACAAAATATAAGTTATTTCCATTGAGATCCATACACATTCCAGATGTTGAAGAAGTGCCATCATTACCTGTGTAGGTAGGATCATCAATTGTCAGTGTCCATCCACCAATATGTTGGCCGGGGTTGTAAGTAAGTGTGTACCACAAGTAGAACGAATTAGATGCCATATCTAACCAACCAGTTGAGATACTCCTAGGTGGTATAGCTGGGCTGTTAATAGGATATGGAACAGCTTCTGAGAATCTTAAGTTAAATGTTGGAGAAGAGATTGAGTAGTTTTTACTAGCTCTCCCATCCTCAAACATTTCTACTACCCAAGTATGTCCTCCAACAGTAATAGGAAGTCCGTTAGCATTCCCCCAATCAATTTTTACTTTTACTTCATCCATCCTACTCGGATCTTGAATGTAGTCTACGAGTGGTATAGCAGTTTTTAATGTATGCGGTCTATTAAAACCAGAGATATTCTTACCCCATGTCCATACATCCCATCCGAAGATAGGTTTAAAAGGACTTCCATCTTCTATGAAAGGCAAACCCGAGTGAGATGTCAAATGGTAAGCTGTTAGTGTAGCTGGGGAAGAAACATATAGCTGTCTGTATGCAGGGTAATCTTCTGAACCATTAACAGATACTTCATATATCCTATCACCATGTTTTATCGTTTCTTCATTATAAAGAGTAATCGGCCCATTGTTTGGATTAGCAGCTCCTGTTGAGATACCTGCCTCATAAGATACTGAGAAATCATCATACACTTTCTCAACAACAATATTCTTCCAAGTACCATTAGGCATGAACTCATATGCTGTATTAGTGTCATCTGTTACAATGAAGTCTCCTACTTTAGCTGTTCCTGTTGGCCACCTTAGAGAGGTGACACCTTGTGTTGTAGTAACCATTATAGAGTATAGACCTCCCCAATAAGACCGAATCCATCAAATGCAGCATCAACCACTGTAGTTGGACTGACTCTCACTTTAATTGTTACTGGTCCATTTATAGGTGACCGAGGTGAGAAGATAGATAGATTGCCAAGTGTGTCCACAGTAATAGTATCCGTTGCCAGAACTTCATTCAAATAGATATCATAGACTTGATCATTTGCTGGTAAACTCCCGATAAGTCCAAATGCATTTTCTGTTACTAAGTCTAGCTGCTGACCAGTACCAATATCTAGTCTGTATAGAACTTCTGTTACAGTAGAAGGCACACTGTTAAGGAATAGAGCAAACTCTTTAGGGTTCGCGTTATTAACACTTGCCTCTACAGACTTCCAGAATCCCTCTTGTCTCCATTCATATGTAATTTGATCTTTAGTGAAGCGATCACCAGCAATCGGTGAATCTGGGAAATTAATCACTGCCATGTTGGTGATCTCCTATTTATAGTCCGTAAAATATTACGGCTTGATTGTGGAATGCAAGCATATCATCAATTGTATACTCTCTATCATTGTAGATAAGAATATCTCCTGATGTACCCTTCCAATTTCTTGATGTACCAAAGTCATCTTGGAACAATCTATTAACTGAGGTTGGTGTTGCAGAATTTGCGAATGCACCAATTGTACCATTCTCTAGTGGCAGAACAACTGCGGTTGCAATACCATTTTTAACTGGGTTTGCTGGTTGCCCAGAGAACCACGAGTTAGATCCAGAGTTACCTGTCATCTGCAAGTTACCTGACATATAACCATCATAACCATCAAATGCTGCATCTAGACCATCTTTGTATGTACCAAAGCCAGTTATCATAGTACCAGTACCTCCAGTGATAGAGTAACCACCAGTTGTTGTACTTGGAATTAGACTAATGGCTTTACCATTCAAGTCACCTACAGTTGCATAGTTTGTGGTATTGGCGGTAGCATTCAAGGCAGTCCCGCCAGTACCTTTATTTACGTATGTTGTGATATTTCCAGATCCATCTAGTATGACAGAGTCAGCACTGAACCACATTACCGGATCATCATAACCTACTGGGATGAGTCCTGTTGTTACAGGATCACCACCTCCAGCAGTTATAAGAGGTCTTGATGAGCTTATAGCCCCAATAATTGGAAGGAACATTACACGCCATCTCCTGTACCAAAGTAATCTGTAAACAGAGTATGTAGTTCAGTTAGTTGAAGTGTAGTTAGTTCAGTGTCCCAGATCATCATATCACCATTTGCACCAATCCAGTTTCTGGAGGCACCAGCATTATCATGCCATAGTGTTTGTGTGAATAGACCATCAGCGCTATTTGTAGTTGCAACAGTATCTTTAGCAAGAGGCAGTACACTAGCACCTGCTACATCATTCTTATAGATAGTTTGGTTTGCACCAATCAAGAAAGCATCAGTGCCACTTGAACCAACTAATTGTAGTTCAGAACCAGCTCCTGTAGGACCAGAGATAAGGCCATCAAAGTCAGTAAAGGTAAGTTGGCCAACATCCTTATAAGAAGTAACTGTAAATACTGTCCTAGTGTTTGTTACTGGAGATCCAAGTGCATAGCCATTAGAGGTAATATCAGGTACCACAATAACATCTTTATTGTTCCAATTTGCATACAATGCAATAGTATTCCTATTTGCACCAACTGGGGTAGCATCATATGTAGCTCCACCAGTACCTCTATTAAGGAACTTAGTGATGTTTCCATCTACATCTGTCTCAACATTTCTTGGTGAAATCCAGACTATTGGAGCTGGAATACTTGCTGGTAGAAGCATATCTGTAAGCTGAACAAGGTCACCTACAATATAGTAAGTTTCTGCATTAGCAAGATCAGGTATAATTGTAGCCGAAGAATACGGAACCCTTAGAGCTGTATTACCATCAGCAGATAGCAAAGTTACACCTGCACCGGGAAGGAAGGTTACGCCTCCTGTGTTTGTAGCAATAAAAGTGATAGGTTGTTCATTAGTTAGGGAAGGTGGAACAGTAACAGATAGAGTATTAAGCGTTGCATTATTAACTCTCTTAACAACATTTCCCGTTAAGTCACCATTAATGAGAGTGTAGTCTGCAGAGATTTCACCCTGTACCATCAAAGAAGGACCACCGGGACCACCTCCACCAGTTGCATCAACCCATTCAGTGTTGTAGTCTGTGGAGTCAATCTTAGCCAGAACTTGTCCTGCGGTGCCTCCTACAGGTACGCCTTGTCCATCCAAACCAGCAGCACCTGTATCACCCTTAATGCCAGTAGCTAGGAAAGGTGCAGATAGACCGTACATTACCATAGAAACTGTAGTAGTAGTATTAAAGTAGGTAAGATCACTCACTGCTGGATCTATGGACGTATACCTAGAAGAAGCTAGTAAGTTGAAATAACCTTCTGGATCTGCATCAGGTGTAGCTCCTGCAAAAGGAATACCCAGCGCGGATGTATCCAATCCATCTATTCTAACCAATAGTATTGCATAAAACTTAGTTGGTTGAAGTACGATGTTAGCTATTGGGAATATGTATTCGTCAGTAGTTGGAATAACTTGGCTTAAGCTTTCATCAAGAATAGCTGTAATAGTGCCTGGATTTTCTTCTGACAACTCTGCAAGTACAGCCTTAACTGTCTGGTTACTAGAAAGTCGTACTTTACAAGCAGTCATTACAACGTCTGATGTCACTTGGAAGAGGTTACCTTTAGTTGCGTAACCTGACGAAGAGTAAACTGTATTACCAAAGTTATTTTCATAACAAAGAGGACCAAGAATATAATTAGTAGCCGCATCAGAACCAGCTGGACCTGTTGGACCTTCTGGACCGATAGGACCTGTTTCACCAATTGGACCTACGAGTGAGAAACCTGCTGGCCACACTCCTCCTGATTTTGGACCGAAGAATTCATACGTTACAGCATTGATATAAGAGTCTCCATCTCTACCTTCTGTAGTAGGATCAACAACACCAAAGATGATTGTATTACCATCCGCTGGTCTATCTCCCCAGATAGTATTGAAGTCTGTGCCATCTGCTTTCACAAGAATTTGGTCAGCCAGACCTCCAATAGGAATACCTTGGCCAACTGGTCCCGGAAGTCCAGTGTCGCCTGTAAGACCTGTTGGTCCTACCAGACCTTCACCAAATGGTAGAGAGAGGTCTACCCACTGTGAGGAAGATCCGTCAAACCAGTAACCGTACCATCTACCATCTGAGGTATTAATCCAGAGTAGGAATTGTTTACTGATTGGAGGCTCTGGTCCAATCCAAAGAATAGAGTCAGCGAGGCCTCTTCCGTTCACACCGATGCGACCAATCCCAGAGAATTGCCCACCGGGAGTTCTGCCAGCACCTGAGACTGACGAGCCATCCCCACCGAAAGATCCGCCGGGAGTTGGGTTAGTAATAGACATATGCTATCTCCTTAAAGTAATGATCCACCAGAATAGTGGGTTTGTGCTACCCCACCTCTAACGGAACGGAGTCTAGCTTCTGTATTCAAATCTTCTATTTCTTGATCCCTCAGAGCGAAGAACTGCTGAGCTTTTTCAGCGTCTTTGAGGTAGATATAAGCTTCTGCTTGAGTGCCATACAATAGCATTTTCAAGTTCTCATCTCGTAGCCAGTTACCTGCCAGAGTACCAACGTACCATCCAGCTGGGATATCAGCGTCACCAGCGTACTCTTTGATAGAGCTGAGTAGGTCTGGGTCAGCGATGAAAGCTCCCGGCTCAGCTACTTCAACTTGATCTTGAACATCAGCTTGTGATGGTCCTGTGTACATCAGTCCTGTTGCAACATTAGTTGCTGTCAGGGAGTAACGAGCATACACAGATGGCAATCGTTTGTAGTAGTGGAGTTGCATAACATCTCCAGTTTTCAAGTCTGGATATACGACTAAGTCATTAACTTCTCTTGTATAATAATTACCATCATACTTAGACATATTGTCGATATAGAAAGATCTAATATCTGAACGTGCATTATACACATCCTTTACTTTCAATGTATTGGCGTCAAGCTTACGAAGCTGAATAAACTCAATCGCATCGCCGGGAATACCAACCAAGTTTCCATCTTCTGTCAACGGATCATAAGTAAAGGTTGCTTCCAGAGGTGGGATTCTGAGAGATCTATAAACATCGTCAGTTGCCATGTCAGTGAAGCTTTTAATAAGGTCATTAGGCAGAACTGTCTGATCTCTGTTAGTGTAGGAGTGGATCATATCCACAAATCGTGTGTAGTCTACCATAATGGTTCTCTCTTTTAATTAGAAAGAAGATAAGGATATTCACGTTTGATAATATCTTTAAACTTCTTCATGATGTTTGGGTCTTCACTTGATTCAGGTGCATGGATATCCACGTTGTACCTATTTTTAATTTCAACACAGATTACATCTGGAATAGTCCCAAACTTACGATAGCGCTTATTAGGATTAGAGACTTCTGCAGCAAACTTTCGTTCTTGTTCTGCTTGAGCCAGAATTTCTGAGACATCTTGGCCAATCTGGTAACCTGAGTCATCAGCTTTGAATGTCATGTTGTGGTGTTTTACTTCATCGATCTTCATAGTTAGTGTCCTTCTTTGTTTGCATAAGAGATACTGTGAAACCGAACCAATCACATTTATGGATTGCCTCAATCTGTAAGTCCTCAAAGTTGTAGTATTCTATCCACCATGGACCAGCTATATTAAAGCCCTCTGGTCTGGATAGGTATGAATCATCATTCAATGTATCTTCGTCTAGAAATTTAAATTTTACTCTTGAACCATAAGGATCAGTCATTCTTAGACCTATAAACTCACAGTCTCTTAATTTATCAAAGGATACATAAACCATAATTGACTTTGTTTCCTTATCCTTCAACTCACTTCTTACACTTATATCACCTACTACAGGTAAGAATTGTGTCTCGAATTCTCTAAAATTATAGAGAAATAGTGCGAGTTGTGATAATATAAATATAATAATCCAAGTTAGTTCTTTTAGAATCTTATTGTACATACAAAATATCCTGTAACCCTGAAAGGCCAGCATATACAAGTCCGGATAAGATGATTGTAATTACGATCCATAAAATTCGCTTTCTATCGGCTTGTAGATCTGTTACGTTAAATGTGATGCCTTCATGTTTAATTTCAATTGAATTGATCCTAAGATCATGCTGGTGTATTGTATCTTTTAGCTTATTGACTTCGTCCGTCACTTCGTCGTCCCTCCGGAGCTTTAAGTTTTGAATATAGTTACCCAAAAGTTAAAGGTGTCATTAATTTTTGATTTAACTCTTGTATATAGATTATGAATTACTATATCATCACTATTGTTTTTTCTTACCTTATCTGTTTCTACCCATGGTCCTTCAAGCGTAGGCGAAGACTCAATAACTAAATCCTTGTTATTCAAATTGATTACGTGGGCATGCTGTGGATGATTATGGATAGATAATAGTGGTATTACATCGTCATCCTTCTCTGCTCTACCGCTTACATGCACTACAATAACAAACTTTCTTGGATGTTTCTTTTCATAAGTTAGTGTCATTTCTATTACCTCATTAGAAGAAATGGGAGTCCAACATTACATTGAACTCCCATTAAGTATCTTACAGACCGATGTTTACAATCAAGCCGAAACCTTTTGGGTTCTTAGCTTCGAATGTACACTCTTCGACCAGCATACCGATTGTCGAGTCACCCTTAGGGCCAACATCAGTTTCATGCATAGGACGCAGAGTAGTTACGTTGAACCACATTGGGTCATAACAGATAGCAGTGAAGTCATCTGGGTTAGTGGTCGCAAAGAGAGGACCAGCACCAGCAACACCACCAGTACCCATTACGTAGTTAGGTACAATCATAACTTCACCGAAGTCAGATTCGTAGATGTCAACCGATTGACGAAGCTTACCGCTTGCACCAATTTCACGACGGACGTTCGAACCAGCAAGTTGAGCTTGTTCAGAAATCTTCCGGCGGTTCTTTGGAGAAACCATAACGCGAGTGGACTTACCACCTTCTTCGTATACACGCTGTTGGACTTCATCGATGTGAGTCAGATCGATATCTACTTCAACATCAGCGACACCAGTGTTGCCGGGGTTTACGCCAGCGAAAGTACCACTGCCGTCGAAGACACCATTGAAGTTACCACCATCATTGGCGAATCCACCAAATGTTGCGTCATAAACCAGAGCATCAGTTGCATAGGAATGTACACCGCCCATGGTACGAGTACCAGAACCGTTCTTTTCCTGCCAGCTTTGAACGAGAGTAAACTCAAGGTCACGCCGCATTTCTGTACCGACTTTCTTCAACTGGTAAGCGAATTCATCCGCAACACCAGCTTGGTCGACTTTGCGTTTAGTGTTAGAAACCGAGATAGCTTCTGCAAAGATCTGAGTGTAGTTACCCAGACGAGTACGGAAGTTCTGAGTTTGAGTCAGGTCAGCGTAGTCTACGCCTTCTGCTTGGGCGTTCACGCCGGGAGCACGAAGCTCATCAGTCTGCCATTCGTGGAGAATAGCTTTCGCCTTATTTTTACCAATCGAAGATACAAAAGGAGTATCATCACGAGTGATCATGGAGATGTAGTTCGCCAGATCTTCACGCTCGGAAGCGCCAGACGAATTACCGAGAGCAGCCTTAGGACCGCCAGTTACATAGTTACCTGTTGCCATGGGTGTATACCTCTATCTTGACATTTGTTTAAACATTACATACCATACTTCCGAGCCATTCCTTTCAGGAAATCAAAACCTTCGTCCTCTGTGGCTTCACCTTTGGCGAGCTTATGGGAGAGGGCGCTTTCTTTAGCAGCGGTTTTGGACTTAGCAGTGGTACTTTTCTTTGTTGGTGCGATTTTACGAGTCGGGATGCTCTTCTTACGAGCTGCACCTTTGTTGAGACTCTCTTTTAGAATACGATAGTCATCGATGAACTTTACTGCCCCAGCGCTTGCCAATACGTTGATGAGTTCTGCGGGAACTCCTTCCTGTACTGCAAAGTCTCGGATAGCTGTTGCCCTATCATTATCAAAATCAGGGATCAGAGATTCGATCTCTTTTCCAAAACGTTCAACATCAGCTTTCATACGCTCTTCTTCTTGAGCTGCACGAGCAGATGACACATTCTTCTCAAGTGCTTCACGATCTTTACGTGCTACCCAGTATTGCGATTGGAGTTCCTCAAGGTCATCCTTTAGCTCATTGGCAGAGTATTTATCGCCTTCTTTTTTCTTCTGAGCAATAGTTTCCTTTAGCTCATTATATTTAGTCGCTAGTTCGGTTTCTTGCTTCATTACTTGAGCATTCAAAAGTTCAGCGGTAGAAATTACTTTCTCCAGACCTTCTGATTTCTCTTTCTCGAAAGCGGTCTTTTGTTCACCTAGCTCTCGACCTTGTTTAGACAAATGTTGTTGAGTTTGGTAACCCTTCCGGAGTTCTTCAAGAGTAACATTACTCTCTTCACCGTCGATCTTTACAGGAACTTTAAATTCCCAATCAACTTCTCCATCATCTGTATCATCATCATCTGAGTCTTCTTCGGTAGAGGTATCATCCTCATCGTCATCCTCATCAGCTTTTGGTACAGCGCCATCTTCTTCATCATCATCTTCGTCAACTGTAGAATTAGAATCATCGTCAAGGTCGTCATCTGATTCGTCTTCCAGATCTTCGGAATCTCCGTTATTCGGTAGAGGTTGCTCACCACTCAGTAAAGAGGAGTTTGCGAATACGTCAGCGAACAGAGATTCTTCTGTATCACCAGCTGCTGATTGATCCGAGGGTACAGACGCAGTTTGGCCATTATTAATAGTCATTGGTTATTATCCTTTTGTGTTCTTTGTAGATTTGACTTCTGGTACTTCTACCTTAACTGGAGCTGTGGGCTTTTCCACTTCAACTTCAACAATCCCTTTCAGGATAGCCAGATCACTTTCCACATTAGTAAGAATACCAATGTGAGCTTGAGCGCCAGTAGTGCTTGACGCCAGCTTCTCAACCATACGGACCTTTACGGCTTCCATATTGGTAATTGCTTTAATTACTCTATCATTCTTCATCATTTATTTCTTCCTCTTCTAATCCTAGAAATTTAGCATTCTTGCCATAAGTCTCGTAGTTAATCATTTTCTCTTTAACTGATCCGAGGGCTAGAGCTTGTCTATACATGTGTTCTCTGAGTTCCTTTTCCTCAATTGGGCTTTGTACCCACTGAATGAATAAGTCAAACAGAATCTCTCCGTAAGCCCCATCAAAGAAGTCAGCCCGCTCTTTTGAAGCGAACTCTCCTTTGTACGAGAATACGTTATGGTAATGCTTCTTCGATTTGTTAGGTTTCCCATTAGTAAAGAGGGGAATGAAGAAGTGTTCTTTTAGATATTCTTTGATGTCCACAATTTTATCCTTTATTAGAATGGCTTCATAGCTTCTTCGGCTTGACCCATAGCTACGTCTGACATTCCTTGTCCTTCTGATACAGATTGTACCTGACCTGCCATGTCAGCTAGTCGTGAGTTGATGGCAGCATTGTTAGCTGGTCCATACTCTTTGATTAGCTCATATGCGACAGCAGACATCTGAGAGAAGTCTGGCATCTGAGGTCTTGGTGTTTTACTCTTATCAGCTTCAAGCATGAGCTTAGCCCACTCTTGATAATGCTTATCCATAGCGACAACCAATTGCTTGGCGTTATCTTGCATAGAGTTATCTGCTTGAGTAGAGAGGTAACGAGCGTTAGCCTCTTTAGCGATGATATCGTACTTAGCAATAAGCTCTTTGATATCCATCTCTTTCTTAGCAATAGCATCTGTCTGTTTACGAGTATCTTCTGCACGTTGAGCAAACTCTGGTGAGTTGTAGTCTTCAATGTAATCCATAGGATCAAGATCCATAGCTTGGATAGCCATTGACGCAAGACGAGCATCCGCTTGTTCACGGATAACAACTCCTCTCCCACTTTCATTAAGCTGAGCAAGGATAGCAGCAACACCAGCATACTTCCGTTCCAAGTTCTCATTGGAGTTCTCTCCGATATTAGCGGATACTCCAAAGTGAATTCTTTTAGGAAGGTCGACAACCTCAACTAATTTGTAGAAGCCATCTCTATCAATATAATTCATCGATTTGGAAGCGTTCTTACGGATTGTCTTATAGACACCACTTACAAGTCTCTCAAGACCTGTCTGTACGTATCTACGAGCAATATGTTGGATTCTCTTCTGAGCAGCACTCTGGACTTGGCCTAGCTTCGCTTCTGAGTTACCGGAAACATATAGCGTGTCATTCAAACCTTGTGAGGCTTTAGAAAGACCGTTTGCTTGTTCTTTGATTGTCTGCATTTGTTGCAACAGAGGTACAGTGCCGGGAGCAAGGTTCTCTGGTGGCAGCATTGCTACAGCACCTTGAGGATTACCTACAGTTGGGATAATCTGCTTTGGCTTCATATTCTGAAGAGCAGAGAAATCAACTACGTTAGGGTCAGCCAGACGAGGTGAGTAGTTTGTGAGGTAAGTGTTCTCTACGAAACCACGTAGGATTGCAGTAGAGGTTAGAGTTGAGGGACGAGTGATATCAGCCATGGAAAGGCCGTAGAACTCATAAGGGATTTCAATTGGGCAGAGTACAGCGATGTTTACTTGCTCGACATACTCTTCTTCAATAATTAGCGAACCAGAGATAACAAATCTCTTAAGCTCTGAGATACCATCACCATCTCGGTCAATACGCATCCAGCATTCTACTGTAGTATAAGTCTGGTTTGCGTCCAAGGTAGATTGGACCTCAAATAGGGAAGTATCATTCTGTCCGGTTACATTCTTACGAACTTCACCATCTAGGTTATACGCTTCTTTCTCATCTCCTAGCGAATCCCAATCATCAAATTTCTTCTTGAAGAATTTAGGATAACGCATACGTAGATCAGATTTTGTAAGACCTTCTTCTGTGATACCGATATAAGAGAAATCATTGAGAGATGTAGCGTTTCTATCAATAGTGAAATTCTCATGCGGAATATTCGTGATACGAACTCCAGCGTTATTTTCTTTCCTACGAATCTTGACGTTTACAAAAGTCATTGTGACTTCAGGATTTTCAATATCAGCTAGATCAGTATTCTCTTCGTACTCAAGATCGCCTACTACTTCTGCGTTCTCATCGTTAAGAATCTCATCAAGTTTGATTGCGTCAATTGAGTCGTACTCTTCATACTCATATGTGTAATCTTCAACCCAATCCCAACGGATCGCGGCATTCTTCCACATAAGCGAGGCTTTTACCCAAGTATTGAGCTTTTCCCAACCGTTGGACATTGTAAAGATTTCGTGGTTTGTAAGGTCTTCTGCTACCTTAGTTCGCCGTACTTCTTCTGGTTCTGATGTAAGAGGTTTAAATTTAGCGATCTTATTATTGTCAAACAGAAGTTCAGACAAGATCGAAGCGTAACCGTCAACGACCTCTGTAGTAGAAGAGTCAACGATTGTGGATACACCCTGAGGTGTCAGGTGACCTTGAGCCATGCCAGCATATTCATACGTGGCTTTCTGACGCTCTCTTTGGAGGTCAGCGGATTGTAGAAAGGAACCGTTAGATTGCGCTCTCAACTGTCCGAGTTCAGTCAGTACCTGTTCGTCACTAACCTTATCTTTATTTGACATTTGTTTTTCCTTTAATCAACGTATTTACTTTTATTGAATGGATTGGCTTCAATATCTTTTCTAGCCTTATCCGATTCAGCGCGATCATACGCGTTTAAATCAAACTCTTCCATAAAACCATACGGATCATTTTTATTAACTGGGCCACTCTTGAGCTTCTTTTGCTCATCTAGCCATTTACGTGCATCAGACATTAGAAGTATTCTCCAAAGATAGACTTAAGTAGCTTACCACCAAACGAAGTTGGATCAGGTACTTTGAAATCATCAGGGTTAATCTTTTGACCGCTTGTAGTAACAGGTTGAGGACGCTCTTGGTTCTCAGTCGGTTGTACTACTTGTGTGGTCGGCTTCTGTAGTAAGATAGCAGCAGCTTCTTCTCTTTTCTTCCTTCGCATCTCTTGTAGCGCATCAATTTCAGCACGGTCTTGCGGGATGTTTGCGATGTTATCTAAACCGAAAGAACTTAGTAATCCTTGTTTCTCCATCTTCCTCTTCCTCTTCTTTTAGATCTTCAGTGGAAAGATCAAATGGGGTTTCAATTCTATTCAATGCATCCCTGAACTTAATAGCGTACTGGGCAATCTTTTCAGCCTTATCAGTTCCGTTAATAATTCTTCGTGCATTTACGAAATCTGTTTTGTTCTTGTTAATATAATCAGAGAGTTTCTTCCCTGTGAACAGACCACGCTCCATACCTTCAAAGGTAGCAAAAGCATTGACCTCAAGGTCTTCGATAATATCGTCAGGTTCATTAACTAGATCAACTTCTCTTCCTAGAGCCAAGGTGGCAGCAGTAGAAATCTTTGCATAGTTCTGTAGCCAAGTAAGCATTACCCAACCACGTCCGTAGAAGACCTCATTACGACCTCTAATCATAAGAGTAGGAGCGCCATAATCTCGTCCTCGTCCTTTGCCATATTCAGCAAGAGCTTTGAACCTATCAGTTTCTAAGTATGCAGTAGCCATGATATAGGCTAGTTTATCTACGTTGTCCCATTGACGGCGTTCATACTCTTCAGCCATATAGACTAGAGGCGCTCGTTGGAACTCTGGTAGCGATCCGTAAAATAGAGTGTCAGCTACTTCGTCAAAGAATTGATCATCAAGTTTCATCTTATGAATCCTATAAATTATGTGGGGTGGTTATTCTCTCTACCGCCACCCCGTTCGATTGAGGACATAGAGAGATAATTGTTATAGCCAGACAGTGTCATTGTTAGCTTGATTGCTCCAATTACTGTCAAAGCCTATTTTAGTGTTCGTCAGCTTATCACCGTGTGACCTATACACTTCTAGGGCGATAGCTAGTGCTATTACTGTATCATCATGACATCCCGGCAATGCTTCTGCTTTACCGTTATTGGCTATGATGAACTCTTTCATCTCTTGGATAACTGTAGCATCAGGAATCTTTACATCCCTCTCTTTAATAGCATTCTTCAACAAGCCGATAATAGCTGGTCGAGTTGCAGAGGTAGTTCTGAATCCCGGTCGTTTACCCTCTTCATCACTCAGTTTCTGGATATCAGTCTGGTAGTAGAGGTTACGATGTTTCATTTGATGTAGTCTGGCAAGAGTAGCAACACCGATGGAGTTACTTTCAACTGCTAGTAATGCGTTATTATAGTATCGACTTAGATAAAAGAGTAGATCTCCATACTTAGTAGGATCAATGCGATTATCGCGATATACCGCACAAACGTTCCTCTGATCATCCATAACGATTGCAACAGAGGAGTCTTGCCCAACTCCGAGGGCGACATCTCCTGAGATAAGAAATTTACCTTCGAATGTAGGGTATTTATAGATTCGTAGTTCGCCATGTATATTTTCCTCGAAGAATCCTGATTCGTAATTCATTCTCATGTTCTTCTTTGGCACTTCAGCCACCATCTGATTGAGGATGGTCATGTCAAATACGTTTACGCCAGATGCAACAAACGCTTCGTCTGCTGTAGCTGGATATTCCTGTTGGAATTTGATTGATCCAGATTCACCTATCTTTAGCTTACGCCAGTACATCTGAGCGTTATCTAATTCATAGAGATCTTTATACTTCTGATCCTCTTCGTTTAGGAAGAAGTCTTCTGGTACGTTATCATTTCGGTACTCTTTAGTCATAAACCAAGGAATAAAGATTGGGATATATTCATTCTCACCTTTCTCCGCTGTTTTCCAGAGGCGGTAGAATTCACCTGAGATACCGTTAGCGGTACTCTCTAGGATTACTTCTGTGCCGGGAGCATCTGGGATACCTTGGAAAAGACCAGCAAGGATCTTATCATCAAAGCCCCAGAATGCTACTTCGGATAGGTGTGCAACTGTTGGCGTTGTTCCTCGTCCTGCTTCCGGAGAACCAGCTGTGTATAGTCTGTAACCACGTTTCTCTTCAATTTCTTCTCCTGTCTCTGGATCTTTCTTACGATCTACAAAGATAATTTCTTTAGCGTTAGATCTTGCAATCTCTGGTCTGAATTCAGCACCCATGTTCGAGTGGATATCTTTAGACATAGAAAAGAGTGCCTCAGATGTAGCTGAGTCATGGGCCATTACAACAGAACGGGAAAGAGGCATGTAGTCTGTTTTCCAGAACACTCGCCCGGTACAATAGGTTGAAATACCTTGCTGCCGGGCTTTGAGTACCAATGCTCTGACCTTCCCTGTCTTCTCCAACTGTGCCTCAATCTGTTTATGTATCAGATACTGGGCATCGTTAAATTCGAATTTGATCATACCTTTTGTAACATCTTTAGGTCTGATCTTAATTTGTTCTTTGGCAAAAGTTTCGTAGTCTTTCTTGTAGACTTCGTCCTTCTCTCTTTTTCTCTTCTCTTTAGCAAGAGCAAGAATCTTCTTATTGTTATTTGCCATTAGACATTCCTATTACACTCTGATCGCCTGTGCGACTTTTCTTAAATTGATGCGAAGTCAAAGATAAGTTGCTCACCTAGTTGGGAGCATGGATAGCACTCAGACGCTCTCTTAGGACCACAGTATTGGTGTCCACATGTTACGCATTTCATGTGCCAGTATGTGTTCTCAGGTATTGGGTAGCATCTATCATCATCTGGGGTGAACTGCATATTGGTGATCCTATTATATTTATTGGCTCCCATGAAAGGGATCGAACCTTTAACCTGCTGATTAACAGTCAGCTGCTCTACCAATTGAGCTACATGGGAATGGTCCGAAGTTTGTAGTATATTTCGGACAAGTTATATTGGCGAATGTATAAGGAATCGAACCCTAACTTTCTGGGTTGGAACCAGACGTGATACCATTTCACTATACAGACGTAATTGGTCAGGGTAGCAGGATTTGAACCTACGACTTCTTCCTTCCAAAGGAAGCACTCTACCAGACTGAGTTATACCGAGATAATTTTTGTGTGAGGATGTCCTTACAGACACCCTGTAGTATACACTCCAACTACACTCTTATCTTACTCTTATAAAAGAATATAGAAAGGAGTGTTATAGGAGTGTAAACTTAGAGTAATAGGAGTAGACTCTCACTTACTCTCTCTATATAGGAGACACCCCCTACATATAGACATTTAAGGCCAAATATGGGCGAAAACCACTACATGTTGTGTTTTAGGCCTAGACTTAAATTTTGTATTTTTTGTATGTGTTGATACTATATGTAGTAGATTTATGGGTACCCCTACTACATATAGTATACACTCTTAGGTTGATATCCCTATTTTATTGAGTGTGGATTGCATGTATATGACACGCTTTACCTTTGCATTCTACATATTGTGCCAGCTTGAAGGTTGGCAAAAGTATTTATATCTTTAACATAATAAGAAAGATGTGTAGTTAGAGTGTAGTCTGAGTGTGATCAGAGTGTTGTCTACCTGAGCATGCATCCTCCATTACTAGGAAGAGTTGAATATGTGGAGTGATCTAATGCACATGTACACTACTTAGGTTCACTATATTGTACACTTCTTATCCTTATTTGCCAAACAGACTATGTAGGTCAGTGTTAGAGAGAGAACAAATAAAATACATACATACACTACACCCTCACATACATCGACCACACCCCCTCTACTGCTGTATGCCCTCAGTCGGGGTGGGGTCTACTCTCACAGGTATGAGTGTCATCTACTACACTCTGATCGCACTCTACTCGGTGAGGGTGACTGTAAGTAGCGTGGAGGTTGAGAGTAGTTAGTGTGTGGTGTGAGTGTAGTAGGCAATGGTAGATGGCACACTGATCACCACTCTGATAACCTCACATCACAACTCACATCACCTCACATCACACTCTGATCACCTCATACCACACAACTACTCAATGCGATGGAGTGTAGCAAATGTAGTGTATACATGTGGCACACACTCAGCATACACACTGACCATATGGTACAGCCTGTGTCATGTATGTGGCACTCATGTGTTATCGTTGTGTCATAGATAAGAGAGAAGAGATACACTTATGTGTCATCATCTATAACTACAGTGGTAAAGATGCTATCGCATCTGGGTATTATGGATGGAAGAGGTGACCACATATGTGTGGTACTGTTCATCATAGGTGACAGCAGGTAATCACTGCCGACCTGTGCATCATCCCTAACACCGTGTACCACAATACCGTGGTCACATTACTCATATGTCTGGAGGACATCATGTCATACGTATCAACACTAACACTCAAGTCTACTCTTGCTGATATGAAAGCAGAGCAGACCAAGTGCATAGCCGAGCTGAATCTGGCCACAACTATCCAAGAGGAGTGTGATATCGAGTACCACTTGGAATACCTTGAGCATGCTATCAGAGAAGAGACAAGAGTCAACACTGGATACTATCTCAATGACTACGATGACTACGATATGATCATCGATGACGAAGATGACGTCATGTAATAACAACGTGGTCACCTATTCAGGGTGATCACCACTATCACTCAAATGTCTGGAGGACATAACAATGGATTATACTACACTCAAAGAGATGATCAATGACACTCAGTTAAAGATCAATCAACTCAACCACTCAATCACAGTTCAGGAATATAGTGGAGCT